GTGGCAAATATTTATTTTGGTTTTCGTAGTCAATTTTTAAATCTGCCATTGTTAAAATCCACCTCCATAATATAAATAGTAAGAAGCATACTTAAACGCATCTATGCAGTGATCGTTTCCATCTTCTGGTTGATTCTTCTTTACATCCCAAACCTTATTGTTTAGCTCAACTATAAACATATCAGTTTGACCTAATTGTTCAGTTGGGTTTAAAGGATTCAGATATCCTGCATCTATAATGTAAAAGTAATCATTCTTTCCAATGATGCTCTTTACTCTTTGCGTGTCTTTTAGTATGTCTTTCTTCTCTACCTTACACGCTTGAAATTCAGTCCTTAAATTAATCTCATAAATTAAGTCTTGTGTTAATGCTGCACTATCTCCGAATATGCTTACGGCATTTGCAACATTAATACCAAATCTAGGCAACCAATATTCAAGCCACTTGGCTATGTTTAATGCTTGTTGTGAATTGCTATTACTTCCTATCTTTGGTAAATAATAAAAGCTGGGAATTACAAGTAATCTACCAGCCGTTGTTAATAATATTGTGACTAGAGCCGTTGCATCTGCATTTAAACCACTATCCAAGCCACATATAACTCTAGATATCATTTCGTTTGGTAGCCACATACTACCATCTAGGAATTTATCATAAGGTATTATCTTATCATCAGTAAATTCCTCATATACAAGTCCCTCACTTCTTCCTCTAATACCTAGAATTTTCGCTTTCCAAGTCTTTGTTCCCTCTGGAACGTTGGATATAATTTGGGCTTTCTTTTCAGGTGTTAGAGTTGGATTATCATCCATTTTAAAAAACCAATGCACCCAACCCTCTTTTGCAGGTTGGCTCATTAACTGTTGCATCATTTCTTTTGGGACATCCTGTTCCCATTCCTTTAAAGGTCTACAATGGTTTATGTAGTCTTTGTATATTTGCAAGTTAGGATCATCAGGGTTAAGTGTCATTAGTAAGTAATCAGAACGCATAGCAACTTCTCTTACTAAATCCATATCGGCAGTATTGACCTCATCTATTAAAGTGCAACCAAACTGACCTCCTAGAGCTTTCTTCCATCTTGTTTGGTCGGCATATCCAAATAAGAATACTACCTTAACACCATGAATAGATCTAACCTCTAAATGTGGTAAGTTAAACAATATATTACCATTACCAAAGTATTGCACTTCATTTTGGAATACATCTAAAATGCCATTTTCTTTGTTTACTATATTCTTCTCAATAGTTCCTATATCAAGACCACATATAGCGTGTTGCATCTTTTTAGAAGCCTTAACTCGCAGTATAAACTTAATAGCTCCTATTGTTGTTTTTCCTCCGTAAGTTTGTCCCTCACATACTTCCACAGGTGCTTTATAAGTTAAAAATGCTTTTTGCTTTTTAGACAGTTGCATTAAGTATCACTCTCGTTCTTATCACCGAATATGTCCTCTGCCAAGTTATCAGCTTTAGTTCTAATCTCGATTTGTTGGTTAGTATTCATATCGATATCTTGTCTTGCTTTCCATCTATCTCTTGCTCTATTAGTTAGGAAGAATTTTATAGCATCTTGGCTTGGTGGTTGGTAGCGTGTGACTACAACTATATCACCATCTTTTGTGACCTGTTCTTCTTGGTATTCATATCCTAGAGCTGCTTTTGCTAGTGCGTTCTCTACTAAAAATATTTCAGTAGTGCGCCCACGAGTAATTGCACTCTTTATTCTTGGCTCTTTATTACACCAAACATAAAGGGTTGATGGGTTGATTCCCATGTTCTTTGCAAGTTCGATATCAGTAAGTCCACCTCTAGCCCAACCCTCTAAAAGAATTAGGTTTTCTTCTTCTAGCCAAGTATCTATTTTCTTTTCAAAAATAAATGGATTAGCTGCTGTTCCTCTCATTTCACACTTTAAAGGCTTATTCAATTTTGCTTCTTTCTTTTTAAGGTCATTAACAGCCTTAATCATTCTTCTATCTGGCATAATTGTTTTACCTCATAAAAAATTAGTCTAGTAATAATACTTAAAGAAAAATTAATAATAAAAAGAAAAAAGACACCTGAATCGAAATCATTGGGAGGAAGCCTTTTTGATTAGTTTTTTTTAAATGGTGTCTTTTCTTCTTTAAGGAGATTTATCTTTTGATTGGAGTAAAAGATAAATAATGATAGTTGTATCCGTAAATATTGTTAGAGGTATATTTTAAATCGCATAATTATTTATGAAAGGTTGGGTTGTGTGTGATTTTGGCTTCAAACACATATAATAAAACTAACAATATCTACTTTTACAATACTAATATAACACTAAAATAGCGTATCATTTGTTATCACTTTATATTTTTATCTTGAAATTCTATAAGAGCATTAGTTAAACGCTTGATAGCTCTGTTCTTTACTATACGAACATAATCACGAGTATAGAATAATTCAGTTGCTATTTTTAGAGTAGTCCAGCAGTCTATATAAAATAATTTCATAACTGTAGCTTGTGCTTCAGTAAGTATTTCATCAAATATGTTTCTGAATAGGTCTTTGCTATCTTGTAGTGATTTGTCTATACATAGTGATTCGTTTGTTAGATTAGCTAGTTCTTCTTTTAACTTTAGAATCTTAATATGTCTTAATTCGACATCGTTCTCTTTGCCACCTGTATTTTTACCCTGTTCTGATATGTCTAGATTATCAGCTCTAACATACATACGCTCTAGATCAGTTATATCATCTCTTAATTCTTGTCTTTTCTCTCTTAATATAACACTCTTATAACATACATTCTTAATTTTATTTAAACTAGTATGTAGTAGTTCTTTTATTATATCTAGTTCTAACTTACTATTATCATCTACAGTATTTAGATTATATATTATATAATTATATAACTTACTTATATTATTTGTATTATAGTTATTAGTTATTATAACCTGATTCATTTTCTTTTATTTCCTTTCTCGTTGTGTGTAAGTGGATTTAAACTTTTTATATAATCAAAGTCATCTTTGGTTAATAATACTCTTTTAGGGATATATTCAAATACTACATTGTATTCACTTGGTATGTATACAGGATTATTGTTTTGAAGTGCCTTTTCGTTATGTTCCATTACTTGTTTCTTGTATTCATCATAGGATAGCTTATTTGTAGCACCAGACTCATAAATTGTGATTATGTCTTGAAAGGCGATTCTTCTCTCGGCATTTGCTAGTTGATCCTGCAGATTTCTAACAATTTGCCCTATATTATAGTTTAGTTTTTCTTCATCTCTCATTTATCAATTTCCTCCAGTAGTTGTTGTATATCAGTAGCAACCATATTTTTTGAATCAATACCATCAGTTTCTAATAACTCTAACCAACGATTTAATTTATTTACTGTTTGTTCTCTACTTGTTTCAGCAATTATTTTATAAACTCTGGACTTGCCGACAAAATATTTCTTTGATAACCTATTTATTGACATACCTCTTAAAAAATCTTTATAAATTTCTCTTGTATCAAAAACTAACATATCACTCATTGTTTAAATTCCACCTTTGCACCTGTTGACATTTCAACTATATCTTTTGCCATATCATCATAATCTTTTATGATTTCTTCAAGTTCTTCAATAGATTTGATTTCATACTTTTCCATTAAGTCCTCTATTTTACCTAATTTGTTAATGCAACTATCATAACTTCTTACTAACCTGTATTCTATTATTTCCTCATTACCTGTTATTAGTGTTTTTTTTCTTTTTTCAGTTAATCTATTCATTTTCTAAATACCTCTTTAACAAATAAAATTCTTCTTGTGTAAGTTCTTTACGATTAAAATTATCTTTATATATCATTCGATTATACTTATCTAATGTTTCAGACATTCTAATCATTATAATATCTACATTCTTTTCAAACATAATCTCAAGCACCTTTTGAAATTCAGTTCCAACTTCGGTCAAATATTTCACTTGACCTTTTAATTTAGCATTTTCATTTTCTTGCTCTTGTGCTTTTAATAAGGCTTGTCTAATTGTTTCCAAAGCCTTACCTTGTGTTAAAGTTATAATACAACCATCTTCTTTTAAGATATCAACACATTTCAATGCTTCACTAGGACTAGCATTTTCTATTGCTTCTAGGCGTTGTAAGGCTTGTTCTACAATTTCTAATGCTTCATCAACAATTGGACTTGGGTTGCTATTTGGATGACATTTGATTTTTATAGTTTCTAATGCTTCTAATTCTTTACTCATTTTTATACATCTCCTTTAAGACTTTCTTTCTAACCTCAATAGTCTTTTCTTTGTTAAGAATTTTACATAGCCATTGTGTTTTAATTGAAATTAAAACACCTGTTTTCCATTCCTTTGGCTTTTTCTCATAACAACATCTCATCATATTTTGTGGTGCTTTTGTTATAATTGTATCAGGTTCTTCTCCGTAAGGTGTTTCAATTATTTTATTAAAATCACTTAACTCTCTAGGCTCATCAAATATATGTAAGTTCTTAATGTGAATTGCATAACCATTTTTGCCTTTTAAGTAATCATACATTTGTTTATCAGTTAAGCAACTTTTCTTTAATATTTCTAAATAATATCTATTGCATACAAATTTTGCATTTCTATAATTTATCTCCTCGACCTCAAAATCACATTCAGCAACTATTTTGCCATTAAAATTAAAAGGAGTAGTTTGTCCTTTTGACCAATAATAATTATCCTTGTGGTTATCTAAAAAATAATTATCTAATTTTCTTAAATAAGGATTTGCCTTTGTGCAATATAATAATAGTTTCATCTCTTATTCTCCTTTTTTATAAATTCATCAATCATTATTGTTTTAACATTAGAAAATGGTTTTGATTTAATTTTTTTAACTATTGATACTTGATATATTTCACCAGTTCCAATTTGTCCTAAGAACACTTTACCATTTTCAAAAACACCTATGACTACATTGTTTGGCTTAAACCCACATTCCTCAATTTTCATCTTCTTCTACCTCTTACCCTTTAATAAACTAAAGCCTATCACAAGTATTACTACTGATATGCTTAATGCTACGTAGAAACTTGCTAATTGTATTATTGCAGTTTCTTTGCAAAGCCAAAATATAAAGGTAAATACTATCATTGCTAATGCTACTAGAATAACTATAATTCCTAAAATCGTATCAATTATTTTCATATCAACACCAACTTTCCCTCACTATTCATCTTTGCAACGTATATTAAACCTTTGATAGTCCATATTGCACCATATAATGTATATCTTTCATTTAACATTGCAATAGTTTTAAAATCATCAAATTTAGTGCTTTTATGATAATAAATTA